GTAAGTACTGGTAATACACCTATAAGTAATAAAGAATACGAACAGAAATTCAATGATGATAAGAGAAGCATTAGATATATTAAACTACAATACATTCAAGGATTACTCAAAGAATTTAAGTCGTTTATAAGAGCATAATATTATGTCTGGAATGAATGTAATAGGATTAAATACACCAAATAGTTATAGACTACATGGTGTGACTATATCTAATAATGAAGGAAGACAGTGGGTTATTACTGATGAAGTAGACTCTTTTGAATTAATTGAGAGTATAGACTCAATATTTCTTAAAGGTTCTATTACAATCGGTGAAAATAATAATGTATTTAATAGAATAAACTTCACTGGACAGGAATATATTCGTTTAAATTTCTCTGGTTATGAAACCACAGATGATGATTCAGAAGGAAAACATATAAATCAAGTATTTCGTATATTTAATGTGCAGAATTATGTCAGAGATACTCAACAAGACCTCTCAAAAGTATTATATTCACTACAATTCTGTAGTCCTTTATTATATGAAGCACAAACTAAAAGAATATCTAGACATTTTGTTGGGAAATCTGGAGAAATAATAGAAAAAATATGTACCGAATATTTAAATTTTGATGAAAATAATAATGATGAAAACTCTTTGAAACCTCGTGTGAAGGGGGGGAAGGAACTCGGTAATTACTTTAGTGTGTTTGAGGGTGATGCTGGAGAGGTGCATGGGTTCTTATGTCCTACTTGGTCTGTTCATAAGGCTCTCAAGTACCTTGCAGACCACTGCTCAGACGACACTCAGCAACCCTATGGTGACTCTTACTACCTCTATCAGACTGCATCTGGTCTTGGTGGGTTTAGATTCTGTAATATAGGGACTATGCAGAACATGGTATACAGACAATTGGAAGGCACTGCTGCTGAGTTTGCACCAAGAGATGGTGTGATGGTGTATTCAGATAACCCAGATGCACCAGAGAGTGTAGGTAGAGACCTTCTAAACTACAACAAACATAACATGTATAACACTCTAATATCACATAAGACAGGACTTTATGCAGCTCATATACTTAATTATAACACAGTCACTAAACAATTAACAACTATTGAGAACGAATTTACTCAACAATTTGAGGTAGATGACGATGGTTTATATACAGGAAACACCATTGCAGCTCTGCCACCTTTTAGATTAGGTGATGAGAACATCAGAGTACCATCAGAGTCCGATGGAGAAGGTGATGGAAACCCTCTACCTATTGCACCAGTGGGTCTCAATGCAGATGCAATCATCAAGAGATATGGAGCTGCTATCAACTTTGACTACACAGTACCACATACATTCAGTAATGTAGTAGAGGTAGGTGAGGGCGTATCAGACTCTAGTATATCATCTGGGAATGCACTTGTCAAGAACAATAGAGATAGAGTTAAGACATTGTTTCAGACAACACAAATCAATGTACAGATAGGTGGTAGGACAGACCTCTCATGTGGTATGATGATTAACCTCAACATACAACAACCTAAACTAGAAGGCAAGCCAGAAGAAGAGACAACACAGAATGGTTTAATGCTTATCACAGACATCAAGTGGAGAGGGGACAGAGGCGGATTAGAGACACACCTTACAGTTGCCTCTGATGGCTTCTTGGAGAACAACCCACTCAATCTCAAGTCACCAGAGCCAGAGAGGAGTGATGGTCTCTCGTAGGCCACAGTCGCTTGGGACTCCTACTTTTTTTTTCGCAGGGCATTGCAACCCTGCCTAAAGTTTTGGGATGTTATGGGACTCCTACCTTTTTGTGGGACTCCTAAATAAAAATAATAAAGAGGAAAAAATATGATAAAAGATATTTTAGATTCACATAAAAAAATGATGTTTAGTTTCATGGAAGTATGTGACATGGATGAATATGGATTAGCATGGTTTTGTTTTTTGAAGGGTGTAATATTTGCATCTGTTTTAGTATGGTTATTTTAATATGGATGCATTATTATTTACATTAGGTACATTAATCGCAGTGATTGGTATACCTTTATTGTTTATTTGGATATGGGATAAAGAAGAAATATGATTAGAACATTATTGGGAACAAAGATACATGGGGCAATTTGTACCGATGTAGATTTAAATTACGAAGGAAGTATATTAATAGATGAGGATTGGATTGATGAGGTGGGACTCCTAATCCATGAACAGGTTGATGTATATAATAAAACAAATGGTAATAGACATACAACCTATGTTCTACCATTACCAAGAGGTTCAAATGAGGTATCAGTCAATGGTGCTGGTGCCCATTTAACCGAAGTAGGTGATGAACTTATTATTTGTTCTTATATACAGTTGGATGAGAGTAATGAAACTCTACCATTAAATCATAAACCGAAAATTAAAATAATAGACCCTAAAGATAAACAATATAGAGAATTATTAGGAATAACATTATAATGGATTATATTACATTATTATTTCATCTGGGTGTATTAATACCCATGATTTATTTTATTTGGAGAGATGGATATAAAAAAGGATTAAAAGATGCAGTTTCAAGGATTAAAGAGTAATTTTTATACAGGCGTCGTAGAAGACCGACATGACCCATTATATTTGGGTCGTGTGAGAGTTCGTGTCTATGGTATTCACACTCATGATAAGTCAAATATTGCATCTCCAGACTTGCCTTGGAGTGATGTCCTTATGCCGACCACTGCAAGTAGTCTTTCTGGTCTTGGATTATCACCTCATGGACTTGTAGAAGGTTCTACAGTCATGGGATTCTTCCGAGATGAGGGAGAAATGCAGAATTTTGTCGTTATTGGGTCATTATTTGGAAGACCAAGTGAAAAATGGTTAATTCCACAGAATAAATCCGATAATGCAGTAGAAAGGAGTCCAGAACATGGTTTTAACGACCCTAGAAGGGATTCTAGAGGAGATTATGCAGATAGTATAGATAAACCAAAGGATGGTCGTAATTTCACTCTTACGAGTTCTCTGGAGACTGCACCTCTGGGAAGACCGACCTTAACAAGTACTTCTCCAGTGGATGGGTCTGGAACAACAATTACTTCACCAGATAAAGGTGAAAGGTATCCTAGAGTCTCATATACCAAAGACCAAAAATCCGATGTGAATGAAAATGCAATCACTGGGTCAAGTGCAACCTATCCGAATGATGTAATTACAAAACACGAAGGTACATCAGTTAAAGAACCGACACGACAAAGTATTTCTCCAAGTTATCCTTTTAATCATATGATTGAATCCGAATCTGGTCATGTACTAGAAATGGATGATACTCCGAATGCAGAAAGATTACATTTATATCATAGGTCTGGTAGTAGATTAGAGTTTCTCCGAGATGGTGATTTAACCATGAAGGTTGCAAATAATAATTACGAAATAATATTAAAAGATAAAAAAGTATTAATTGCTGGTAGTGCCGATATAGAACTATCTAATGGTAATTATAATATTAATACCTACAAAGGTGAATCCGAAGATGGTGGTAATATTAATATTAATGCACATGATGGTGATATAACTCTTGTCACAACCAATCCAGATAATGCAATAAAAATAAAAGGTAAGTTCTCTGTAAATGGAACTGCATACGATTAATCATGTCCGAAGAAACAGAAGTATTAGAATTTGAAGTAAAGCTTACCCCACCTAAACCTTATCTTCAACACGAACTCATAGTATTTGACATTGACCCAGAAGGTAATGTAGCAGATGCTTTTTTTGATGAAGATGGAAATACTGTTATTGTAGGAAAAAGGATGGCAAAAGTTCCTTGTCCAGCAGTATTAGTTCCAACAGCAGATGATTTACAAGAAGCAATTATTGCAATAGGAAACCGATATGGTTGGGACGAATTAAAAAAATTAGAAGAGGTGTTGGGTGTATTTCCTCTATCTCATACTTGGGATAAAATAAACTTTGATTTACCAGAACTAGAATGGGAAGGTAAAATTGAAGCAATGATTGAAGAGTTCAAGATGTTTCCAGCAATAAAAATTGCAGAAGTACTTGGTAGTCTTATTGATTTAGACCTTTTAAAAATAACTGACCCTATATTTGGTATTGAAATTGACCTTGCAAAATTAGTCTCCGACCCAGAATACAAACCTAAACTTGTAGAAGAGTTTCAAGAAAAGTTTGAAGAATTAAAAGATATGCTTCCATCTATTGATAGAGAAAACTTTGATGGAACAGATGGTGTTGATACTCCAGCATTAACAATAAGTCAAGCATTTAAAACTATGATTAATGAAGTGGGTAAATTATTAAGTATGTCAATCTATAATGGATTTGTAGAGTTAATTAAAATATTTAAAGAAGTTTGGGAAGCTGCAGGATTAGAATTTATTCCAACATTAGTACTTGATTTATTAACATTTGATGTTGAAGGATTTATTCAAGGAATAAAAGATAAATGGAAAGAACTTAAAAAAGATTTAAACTTTACAACATCATTTAGAGATTATCTTTTAGAAATTGAATTACCATTATTAGGATTTACTGTTGGTGATTTAATTAATTTAGATATAAAAGATAAAAAGATTGATTGGCCAAATTGGGATACTCAAAAAATAATTAATAAAATTGGAGCATACTTTAGAGACTTCCCACAAAAAATAATGGAAGACTGGATAAAATATGCTACAGACTTTTTATCAGAGATAGGATTTAAACTTCCAATCCCTATACCATTTACTTTTTGTGCATTCCTAGAAGCAATAGGTGTACCAAAAGAGATAAATTTAAAGAATGCACTTACACTTGATGCATAAATACTACTATGAGTAGAGAATTGCAAAACCAAAATAAAATAACTGCACGAAGGTGGTATACAGATATTGATTTAAATATCACACCACATCCTTCTTCTGGTGATTTGGTTTTAAAATACGATAAAGAAGCAATTAAAAGGTCAATACGAAATATCATGTTGACTAACAATTATGAGAGACCCTTTAAACCAAGTTTTGGTGCAAATTTAAGAGGATTGTTATTTGAACTTGCAGATGACATTACTAGATTTGAAATTAGACAACAGATAGTGGAAGCATTACAAGACTATGAACCAAGATGTGAAGTTGTTGGAATTGGTTTAACTCAAGATAGAGCTAATTCTTTACATGTAAATGTAGAGTATGGAATCAGAGGTGTAGCAGAACCACAACAAGTAGAAATAATATTAGAGAGAATAAGATAATGGCAACAGTAAAAAGTTCACAGGTTAATATTACCGATTTAGATTTTGATGCAATTGGAAAAAATCTAAAAGAATATCTTAAAGGTCAACAGACACTTAAAGATTATAATTTTGAAGGTAGTAATATAAGTTTACTAATTGACCTTCTTGCATACAGTTCACATGTATCAGCATTTAATGCAAACATGGTTGCATCTGAATTATTTTTAGATACTGCACAGATAAGAAAGAATGTAGTTTCTCGTGCAAAAGAAATAGGATACACTCCTACTAGTGCAACTGCTTCAATGGCAAAGATAGACCTACAAGTAAATAATCCTTTGATTGGTGGAAATACACCTACATCATTAACTCTTAATAGAGGACATAAATTTAAAACTAATTATGATGGTGTATCTTATCCTTATGTTTTATTAGAAACAAAAACAATCAATCCATTAAATGGTATATTTAAATTTGAAGACCTTGAGTTATATCAAGGAACAATGAACTCTGATATTTTTGGATATAATGGACAAATACAAAATCAAAGATTTCCACTAACAGAAAGTTTAGTAGACACTACAAGTGTGACAGTCACAATTCAATCAACAGGTGGTTCAAGTTCTGCATGGACACAAGCAAAAGATATTAGTGCAGTAGATAAAGATAGTAAAGTTTGGTATGTACAAGAAAATGATTTAGGTCTTTTTGAAATATACTTTGGTGATGGAATTATAAGTGCAGAACCTTTAGATGGTGATACCATTACTATATCATATCTAGTCACAAATAAAGTACACACAGAGGATGCAAAAGTATTTACTATGACAGATTCAATTGGTGGAAACTCTGATGTCACTATTACAACAAAACATGCTTCTTCTGGTGGTAAAGACAAAGAGGATATTGAATCAATTAGATTTGCAGCTTCTAAATTCTATACATCACAAAACAGATTAGTCACAGTAGAAGATTATAAATCTAAACTACAAACTTTATATCCTGGCGCAGATTCTATTGCAGTCTGGGGTGGAGAAGATAATAACCCACCACAATATGGAAAGATATTCATATCAATTAAACCTTCTCAAAATGTAAACAAATTAACAAGTTCAGAGATTGTAGTTTTAAAAGATAAATTAAAAACATTAAACATGTTGACAGTTAGACCAGAATTAGTTGATGCAGAAGTTATTGATATTATAGTTAATACAAACTTTAAGTTCAATCCTCGTGCAACAACTAAAACCAAATCTGAACTTGCAACATTAGTAAGGGCTGCAATTATTACACACGACACTGATAACTTAAGTGGGTTTGACAGTGTGTTTAGACATTCACAATTAACAAAAGATATAGACAATGCAGAGTCGTCTATTCTTTCAAACATTACAACAGTAAAACTTCGTAAGTCAATTACACCAACTTTAAATCAATCACTAGGATATACTGTAGAGGTTGGTTCTGGTAATGCATTATACAATCCACATGAAGGACATAATGCAATGGCTGGTGGAGTTGTAAGTACAACAGGTTTTAAAGTATCTGGTTATACAGATACATACTACTTTGATGACGATGGTAAAGGAAATCTACGAAGATATTCTTTCACTGGGTCAACAAGAGTATATGCAGATAGTCAAGCAGGAACAGTTGACTATGCAAATGGAAAGATTACAATTAATGGTATTAACATGACAGAAACATCTAATACAGATGGTTCAATACATTTTACCTTAATTCCAAGTTCATATGATGTTGTTGGGTTTAGAGCAAATCTTCTAGACATCAACACATCTTTGATAAATGTAGATGGAGCTGCAGACTCCATTGCATCTGGTGATACGAGTGCTGGGGTTGGATACACATCCTCAACTAGCTACTCCTAAACTATGATTCATGTGTATGCATGAAGTAATATTCCCACATGGTGTGGGTTTTAATAATGCTAAATTAGAGAGGAACTAAAAATGGCAGATAAGAAAGTGACAGCATTGTCCGATTTAGGGACAGGCATAGCAGGTGTAGACTTGCTTCATGTTATTGACGACCCAAATGGCACTCCAGTGAACAAAAAGGTTTCAGTCAGTAATGTATTAAAACATCTACCAGACTTTGTTGCATTTGGACAAAGTGCTCAAACATTAACACTAAGCGGGTCAACTGCTGCAGCTGGTGTTGATACATGGGCAACATTCATCACTTCACATTCCAGTGGAGATGATGTAGTGACACTTGCAGCTGGTACAACAGGACAAATAAAAATATTTGTTCTTGCAGTAGATGGTGGTGGTGATGCAAGAATTACTCCAAGTTCATTACTTGGTGCTAATACTTACATTGACATGCAAGATGCGGGAGATACAGTTATACTAGTGTATACTGGTTCTGCATGGGCATGTTTAAGTGCTACAGGCCACGATGGAAGTAATCTATCGTTTGGTTAATAAGGAATAATTAAATGCCAATTCTCAATGACAGGATAGTAGACCAAATTGATGAACTCCTACCAGAGTATATTAATGAGGAAGGACAAGGACTCAAAAAGTTTTTGACTGCATACTTTGACTTTCTTGAGAAAGGCATCCTTATACACAAAGAAGGTACAGACCTAGATACTATAGGTTTGGAAGATGGGGAAGGTTCACTCCTACAACAGGATGCAACCTTCTCTCCTTCACCTAAAGAATTTTCAAAATTTTTATACGAAAAGAATTTAATCACAGAACAAACCCAAACAGGGTCTTGGCAAATTGGTGAATATGTAGTTGGTTCAACATCTGGTGCAACTGCAAGAATAGATGTTATTGGAAACACATCCAATAAACTTTATATTGAAGTATTTACCGAAGCACAATTTTTACCAGATGAAACAATCGTTGGTCAGAACAGTGGATACACTGCAAAGGTTGATTCCTTTGAAGGTGGTGCATTGTTCGCTGCAAACAATCTGTTAGACTATGCAGATGTAGATAAGACAACAGGAGACTTTTTGGAATACTTCCGAAGAGACTTTATGCCTACGATTGATACAAGTATACTTGCAGATAAAAGATTACTTGCAAAACATATTAACAATGTCTATCTTGCAAAAGGTAGTATTGCATCATACGATTTCTTATTTAGAATTTTATATAGTGAAGATATAGAAATTACTTATCCAAGAGATAACATGATTGCACCATCTCAATCTAGATGGACAGAACCAAAAATTATTAATTTGCATTCTGAAAAGAATTTACTTGAGTATGCAAAAGGAAAAATAGTCAAACGAAACAACGAACAAACAGTAGTCACCGAAATACAAGCAGATACAATTGTAAGAATTACATCTGGTGAAGGAAACAATGTTTACCAAGTGACAATTATGGAGCCATATGTAGGTTCTTTAAATATTGGTGACTCAATAGAATTACAATCAAGAGAAGACAGTTTAAAATTTCATCTTGCAACAGTTAGGGGTATCGTATCAGATATTGATGTGACTGACAGTAATGTGATGTTTAGACTTGAGTCTGGAACAGGTACAGGATTCTTTTCAGCTGAATCAGATGATACAGAAGCATTTCAATTAGAAGACGAAGGAACAGGTAGTTTATTATTATTAGAATCTGGAACACAATCAGATAACAGTGCAAATGAAGTGCATGGTAAAACCCCAATCCTAGTTAGAGAAACAGTTAATACACCACAAACAGAAGCTGTAATTGGTGGTGCAATGAAAGGAGAAGAAAGCTCTAGAGGTTCATTGTATACTCCTTCTGACCAAGTACAAGTAAACTTACCACAATCAGAACTTGGGATTGGTCAAGTTGCAAAAACAATGGTTGGTGAGGTAGAAGATGGTAAGGTAGAAAAAGTTATAGTAGACCCATCACAAAGAGGTAGTGGATATAGTGATGGTGACTTAATTGTTTTTGATAATAGAGGTAGTGGTGGTACACTTGCACAGGGTGTAATTACTTCTACATCTGGGGATATACTTTTAGAAAGTGGAACTACATTTGGTTCACTTGAGTTTGTTGCAACCTCTGGACAAACTACATTCTCTGGAAACGATAGATATGGAAACCCTTTAGTTTATGACCCAGAAAAAATTATGGTCAGAGTTAAAAGGGCAAATGTAAATCAAACTATTGCATCTCAAGGTGGTGCTATTTCTTTTACAAACTTTGAAGAAGTAAAGGGTTCTGCAAATATAGGACTCAATGGAACATCAATAGTCTTTGTAGGAACTTATGCAAATAGTTCTCATGCAAATTATGTTGGTCAGGCTGGTACTATCATCGAAGTGTTTGCACAACCAGAAGAAACAACTTTAATTCTGGAAGATGGATTACAGTCAACAGGAGAAAATAAATTACTCTTTGACCAATCTGGTGCAAATCCAACTGGTGCAATAGAAAGAGTCAGAATGACATCTAGTGGAGTAGGATTTACTTCACTTCCAGAAGCATATCCAGGCGGTGAAGTATTCTATAGTGAAGATTTAGATTATGTAAGTAGTACAACAAAACCAAATTTTCAAATAGGAGAAACAGTCACATCTGGAAGTACAACTGGTATTGTAGTTGACCATGATAAAAAAATAAAAAAACTTGTTATAGGTAAACTACCAACTACATCCGATACTACAACATTTAGTGTGGGAGATACTATAACAGGACAAATTTCAAGTACAACTTGTACAGTTGTCCAGAATAGTTTTACAACAGGAACAGGTGCAAAACTTTTACCTTATGGTGATTCGATTGGAACAATTGGAAAGTTAAGAGTTATACAACAAGGAAACCATTTTGATAAGTCTAGTGGTATTCCAGATTATAGAAATCATTTTATCTATGGTAGAGCATCTGCAACTCCAGTAGTAGATACTACAGTCACAGGTGACTTTAGTAATGCAACAGGTACAATTAAAAATATTAATTCATCAAAACAAATTATATCAATAGACTTAACATCTGGAATGTTTAAAAAGAATGAGACTGTGACTGCATCAGATGGAAAAACATTTCAAATACTAGAAGGTAATCCAGCAACTGCAGCTGCAAAAAATGATTTCCTTACAAAATTAGATGGAAACTATGCAAGTGATGTAGGTTTCCCATCAGTCACAGGACAAAGAATACAAGATTCTAAATTCTATCAATCACATTCATATGTAATTAAAGTTGGAAGAACCATTAACGATTATCGTTCAGTAGTTAAACAATTATTAAATCCAGCTGGTACAATCTTCTTTGGAGAAGTTGCAATTACTAATGTTGTAGATGGTAGTGCAGAAACATACAGAAGTGGTGCTAAAGACGAAGGGTTTGATGGAGATAGAATTACAAGGTCATTTATACCAACACTTTATATTGGTTCAAAAATTGACCCAGCAAAAGTTGTTCTAGAAGATGGAACAACTGCAGCTGGAGATGATGAGGTCTTCTATGCAAATGAAGAAAACCTTATTTACGAAGATGATTCTGGTGTAGTAGTGACAGAAAGATTCCTTGCAGACGACAGATTAAAATTAACTCTATCTACAGGAAGTATGTCACCAAGTGGTGCAAGAGATTTTACTATAGGTGAAACTGTATCACAAAATTTATTTAAAACTGCATCTGGAGATATAGGAACAATTACAGGTAGAGTAGTGGATAGAGAAAGAGACTCTAGTAGTGGTGAATTAGTTGCAGACCCATCATTTATTTTTGTAGACCATATACAACCAGACCATGTTGCAATGAGAAGATTTGTAGTAGAAGGTAATAGTCATGCAGATGGTTTATTTTTAAAGACAGGAACAGAATGGAAAACAGACCAGTCAGATACAGACATAGAATTTGTACATGGTATTGTTGGTGCATCTTCTGGTAAGAAAGCACATGTGACTCTGGTAGAGAATGCAAATGTTTTAACAGACCAAGGCTCTGGACAAGCATTTATTATTGGTCAAGATATTACAGAATCAGATGTAGGATTATACGATAGAATTATTCGTGCAAATGTACAACCACATGGTCATGCAGTTGTTAAAGAATTAGAAATACTACCACACTATGCACATCACCGAATCTATTATAATACTTTAAACAATGCATTGTCAATAGGTCAAACAATAAAAAACAATGGTGTGTTAGGTCGTGTTATGGAACACGATACAGTCAATAAGTTTATTATTGTCTGGTCTGGTTCAGATTCTTTTGGTGCAAATCTAGGAAGTTTCAGTACAGGTGCAGTGACAAACGAAGCAGGAAGTACAACACACTTTACTGCAACAGTAGTAGAGAAACATCATGTACACGAAAGAATAGTAGACTTTTCTGTAGGAAATAATTCTCCAGTATCAGTTCCAAATAAACCATCAACAAGTGTTGACCCAAATACATTTTCACATTTAACATCTGAATTTTACAATGGTGAAACAAGACAACATAGAAAGAACATTACAATACTACAAACATTTGCAAGTTCACAACCAGCATCAACAAGAAATACAAGTTGGCATAATACTGGAAAGATAGATACATCGTCTAATGCTAAAGAGACAGGGCCTTTCTTAAATGCAGATACTATAGAAGTTGTAAATCAACATGGATTGAGAGGTAGTGCAAATACAACTACGATTGCAACAGTTGGTGGATTAGATTGGGGTGAAACACTTCAAAGTGCAGAAAGTGGTTCTATAATTAACAACATTCCAACAGGTAGAAGACTAGATGAGTTTGTGTCTGATGCAAAACGAATTAATTCTGTTGCAAATGTAGATGAAGAGTTTATTATAACAGAAGATGGTTCATATCTAATAGAAGAAATAGACCAAGGCTTCTTAATGAGAGAACCAGAACCAGAAGATTACAATACAATTATGGTAGGTACTCACCAATACTTTGGTAATAACTGGACAGTAGACCCTACAGAAGAATTAACATTAGAAGATGGTGGTAGACTTACATTAGAAGATGCAACAGACATAGAAGAACATGAAAGGTTTGTGACCGAGAGGTCATTTAACTTGGGTTCATATTTTACTAAAACCGAAGACCAAGATACAATGGTGTACGAGGATGGTACAAGAATAATTCAAGAAAATGCAATATCATTTGGTGAACCAGTCGAAAGAATTGGCCCAACACTAGGTGACCTTGCAAGAATAGGTTTCTCTCAAACACTTAAGTTTGAGGAAAGAATAACACAGGAAGATGGTGATAATATTCTCATGGAGAGTGAAGCAGGTAGATTACTTGTAGAAGCACCATATGAAGGTGTTAAAATTAGTGATATAAGTACTTTATATCCAAATAGAAGTATTTCTGATTTACAGGAACATGGTGGACGAAGTATGATATTAAATTATCCATCTTCTGTACAATCTGGTGTATAAATACATATAAATACTTTAATAGAAATTATTTTTAACTTAATTAGAGGAAAAGGAAAAAATGGCAGCGATAATTACAGAAAAATTTCGTCTCCACAATGCAAAGGAATTTAGAAAAAGTGCTCAGTCTGATGGTACAGACCAAGTGTACATGTTTATTGGAAGACCTTTATCGTGGGCAGACGACAATAACCCGCCTACTCCAGTAGACTCTCTAAATGATGAGTATGATGCATATGCAAATATGACTGCACTGAAAGAGGTTGCAACAACTGATGTAAGTCATGCCATTATCCGAAGAGACTGGACAAGTGGAACAGTTTATGACGAGTATCGTCATAACTATACTTCAAGCAACACTGCACACAGTGGTGCATCAACACTCTGGGCATCAAACTTTTATGTTGTGACCAGTGATTACAATGTATACAAATGTATATCTAACGATGGTAATACAGCATCAACAGTTATGCCTACAGGAACAGGAACAGCAATCATAACAACAAGTGATGATTATAAGTGGAAATATATGTACACTATATCTGCATCTGATGTTATTAAATTTGTGACATCAGACTTTATACCAGTTAAAACAATTGGTGCAAAGGCTGCTGTAGCAGGTGATGTTGGTGGACTAGGAACTGCAGCTTCAGATGATAACTCTACACAATGGGATGTAGAAAATGCAGCTGTTGATGGTTCAATAGAACATGTAAGAGTCACAGCAGGTGGTTCTTCATATGGTAGTAATGGAACATATAATTGTGCAATCAGTGGTGATGGTTCAAATGGTTCAATAACAGTGACAGTAGCATCTAATGCAATTACAGCAGTGACATTAAACAATGTTGGTTCTGGTTATTCAGTTGCAAGTATAGACAATTCATTGTTAAGAACTGCAACAAGTTCAAATGGAACAGGTGCAACTTTTGATGTTATAATCAGTCCTAAAAATGGACATGGTTCAGACCCAGTTGAAGAATTAGGTGGAAACTATGTCATCGTAAACTCTCGTTTAGAATATGCAGAGGGTTCTGGTGACTTCCCAACAGATAACGATTTTAGACAAATTGGTTTGATTGCAAAACCAACAAACAAAGGTGGTAATACTTTATCAACTGCATCAACATTAAGTGCATTAAATAGATTAACATTAGCATCTGGTTCAACTATGCCTGTAGTTGATGACTATATGGCAAGTGCTGCTACAATCACAGCAGGAACTGCTGTAGGAAGAGTAGTATCAGTAGATGCAACTAACAGACATGTATTCTACTTACCAGCAGTTGATTCAGTTGGAAACTTTAATGCATTTACATCGTCTCATACTTTACATTCAAATTCAACTGGAAGTTCAATGGCAAGTAAAGGTGGAGTAGATAGTGTAAGTACTGCATATCCAGAAATACAAAGAAACTCTGGAGATATATTATATCTAGAAAATAGAGGTGCAGTGGCAAGGGCTGCTGACCAAATTGAGGACATCAAACTAATAATTGAAATGTAGGATAACTAACAGTGGCTCAGAAAACAGACCTTAATGTTAGTCCTTATTATGATGACTTTGCAGAGGACAAGAATTTTCATCGTGTTCTTTTCAAACCATCTGCAGCCATACAGGCTAGGGAACTAACACAATTACAATCAATACTTCAAAACCAAATTGAGAGGTTTGGTTCACACATCTTTAAAGAAGGTGCAATCATTCTTGGTGCAAGAACTAGTTATGATAACCAATATTTTGGAGTAAGGGTTGAAGACAATAGTCCAAATGCAAGTGCAAGTGGAAATGCAGAATCGTTTCGTGAAGCTGCAGTAGGTAAATTTTATCAAGGATTAACTTCTGGTGTTATAGGTAAAATTGTAAATACAAGTCAAAAAACAACAAACGATAATTTAACATTACATGTTAAATATCAAAGAACAGGTAATTCTGGTTCTACATTCTTTAATGAGTTTCAAGATGGTGAAACCTTAAACGAAGTCACTCAAAATACAAATAATGATGGTGGATACACTTCTGCATCATCAAACAATCAATTCAAAGTTATTTCAATAAGTGGTTCTACAGATGTAGGGTCAATGGTAGGTTCAGCTGCAAGTATTTCCGAAGGTATTATATACACACGAGGTATGTTTGTCAGAGTGCCTGCACAAACAATTATATTAGAAAAGTATTCTAATACTCCATCCTACAAAGTTGGTGTAGAAATAGGTGAGACATTAACATCTTCTACAGAAGATAGTAGTCTATTAGATAATGCACAGGGAACAACAAATGAAAATGCGCCTGGTGCTGATAGATTAAAAGTATCAATGACTCTTGCAAAGAAATCTTTAACTGCAACAGATTCAACAGACTTTATTGAATTAATGAGATTGTCTGCTGGTGAAGTAGTTAAGAAACAAGAAATTACAGAATATAATAGATTACAAGAAACTCTTGCAAGAAGAACTTTTGATGAGTCTGGTGATTATACTTTACAACCTTTTACTGTAGGGTTTAGAGAACACTTAAATACTTTATCAAACAATGGTGTGTATACATCTACTGATTCTCCAAAGGGAGACCCAAATAAATTTATTACTATAATGTCTGCTGGTAAAGCATATGTTAGAGGGTTTGAGGTTGATAAACAAACACCTACATTTTTAACTTTTGATAAAGCAAGAACAACAAAAGAAAAAACAAATATTCAGTCTCCATTTAGAATTGGAAACTTCTTAAAAGTTAAGAATACTTTTGGTTTACCAGATATAGGAAGTCACGATGATTCATTACCACATAATCCAATAAACCTTTATGATAAAGCAAAAGGTACATCTGCAAATGACAATGGTGGTGGTCAACATATAGGTTTTGCAAGAGCAAGAGCATTTGAAGGTGATTCAGATTCAACAAATAGTGAATTGTATTTATTTGATGTACAAATGTTTACAAAAATTACTGTTGGTTCTGCAATGACTTTAGCAAAAGGTCAAAAAGTATTAGGTGCAACTTCTGGTGCAACAGGTATTGTTGCAGAGGCAGTATCATCTGGAACAACAGTTTTATTACATAGTGTTGTTGGAACATTCCAAGCAAATGAAAGTTTAAGAAAACACAATACTTCAACTGGTGCTCAAACCATATCAACAATAAGGACATATGACAGTAGTGCAATAAAAAGAGTTCACATGTCTAGAGGAAGTGGTGGTTCTTCAATATTTGCAGCTGATACTGTATTAGATGATAACTTTTTATTAAGTGGTACTGGGTTTGGTGGTGATTCAAATTCAGATGGTGCTGACGATGAAATTACAGGTGTTGCATCTCAATTTACTGCTGAACTAGTTCAAGGAGACCAGATTCTTTTACCAGATGGTAATACAAGGATTGTAGATGCAGTCACAGACAATGATACTATAGAAGTAGATGATTTAAATGCACCTTTCAATGGTCAGATAATAAGACAGAGAGCAAAGTTCTACAAACCAGACCAAACAGTTGCAATTTCTGGATTACCTAACAGTGGTATCAAAACAATTACTCAAGACTCCGAAACTGTTCAAAGACAATTTTTATCAACATCTACAGGTAGTGGTCTATGTGTAATAACCATATCTGATGGAGAATTTTTATCATATAATGAAGATAGATATTCTGCTGAAAATGGAAATACAGGTGCTTTAATTGCATTAAAAGATAGTGGAACTGGTACAGGTTTAGTAAGTTTAAGTAATAGTAATAAAACATTAACAGTTAATGTTGGTGTTAATAGTACAAAGTGTAAAATTATTACAACTATTGTAAAGACAAACCCAGATGCATCTGCTAAAAGTTTAGTAAAGGGTGCAGTTGCAACAGTAAACACTGCAAACTCAACAACAAAATATGGAACATCATATCAACATCAAGATATAACATTAGGTGTTCCAGATGTATATAAAATCAGAGGAATATTTGAGGGTGGTAATGGA